CTGGATCGCCGAGGACGGCTCACGTATCCCCCGCGCGGTCCTCGTCGTCACCAAGCCGGAGCCGGAGCAATTCTGGCAACTCACCCGCGCCGGGGGGGTCGAGCGGTGGCTGCCGACCGGCGGTGTCGTCACCTGCTCCGTGGAGGACACCAGCATCCTCCTCCAGCGCGACAAGCTCCAGGCCAAGACTCCCGGGGATGAGCGCTCCGACGTCGTCAAGGAGACGCGCCGTCTCCTGGCTGGGGCGGTTCCGCTCGTGGACGACTCGAAGAACTTGACGCTGGCGAAGGTCGCGTCCGGGACGATCTACGAGAAGGAGCGGCTGGACGCGATCGACGATCTCCTGTCCCACGGGGGTCTGGCGCGCCGCACGGACGGTGAGGGGACGATGCACATCATCGACCCGAAGAAGGGTGCCGACTCGCCCGTGTGGCGGATCCAGGGCGGGGATTTCATGGCCGCCCTGGTGTCCCTGTCCCGCTCGATGGACCTGGGCGCCGTCTACAACAGCGTCGTGGCCACGTCCCAGGGCGGGCAGGGCGAGCACATCGGCCGCGCCTACCTGGACCACGGGGTCTCCCGGTGGGGCGGGCCGCTCGGCAATGCGACGGAGTTCTACAGCAGTCCGCTGATCGACTCGACGACGGCGGCCGAGCGCGCCGCAGCCACCCGCCTCGCCGAGCAGACCGGCCCCAAGACCACCAGGCTCAAGGTCCAGTGCCTCCCGCACCCCGGGCTCGAGATCTACGACTGGGTGACCGTCGCGGTCCCCACCCGGTCCGGGCGCGCTATCGACGTCACCGGGCAGGTCCGATCCATGAGCCTCGGAGGAGACGCGCAGGGCGGCGTCGCCGCCAGCACCCTAGAGGTCGACGTCGACGCTAGCGAGATGCGCGCCGTGATCCTCGGGGACAAGGCCGCATGAGCGGGCTCGCCGAGCTGATTGCGGGGATCGGCCAGCAGGGCGGCACCAGCATCGTCACCGGCACTGTCGGGTCCTCCCGTGGGCGCCTGGTGGTGACGATCGAGGGGGTGCAGGTGCCTGCGTCCTGGCTGGACCCGGTGAGCGTCAATCCCGGGGACGCTGTCGTCGTGGCCCTCACGCGGGGGGCGGCTGGCCAGTCCTCTGCGATCGTCCTGGGGCGTGTGACGGATGCGCCCAGGCCGACGACCGGCACTGTCATCAGCGCCGCCAGCGGCCAGGCCGTCGTCCGCACCACGGCCGGCAATGTCTCTGTGACTCACTCCTGGAGTGCGCCGTCGGTCGGGCAGACCGTCTCCCTCATGTGGCAGGACGGGCGCGCGACCACGGTCGGCCCCGTCGCCTGGAAGGAGACACCCGCCATGCCGGACGTCCTGCCGCCCCCGCCGCTACAGGGGCTGGGCCAGTCTGAGGGGACGGCGGTGATCCGGCCGGTCTACTCCGCATCGTGGTCGACGCGCCGCTCTGATGGCCACCCGTGGACGGAGCGCATCGTCGCCGGCGGCAAGTTCGCGTCGGTCGGCGCGTGGGGGTACGGGGGCCAGTTCGCGGCACTGAAGGCGATCACGGGCCTCCGCATCGTGGAGGCCTCCCTGCATTTCGGGGAGCGGACCGCCGACGGCGGTAACACGGCGGTCACTCTCCAGGGGCGCTGTCACGCGTCCGGGAGCCTGGGGCGTCAGCCGGCCGCGGCCGGACCGTCCCTGTCTGTGCCGCTCGCCCAGTGGGCACCTGGCGGCCAGGACGTCACCCTCCCGGCAGAGGTAGCCCAGTGGCTCATCACCAACGGCGGTGGCCTCCTATGGACCGGAGGCAGCATCGAGGGCGGAGTCTCCGATATTGGCACCGACCCCGATAGTGGCCGCATCACAATCAAATGGAACATGCCCTGAGAGGAAACAGGTAGATGTCTCGCACACTCATGAATGGTGTCCGCGTCCCCGAGGGGACGGACCCTTTTAACGCTCAGGGCGATATGGATACCCTGGGCCGCTCGATCAAGAGCATTATCTGGGCGACGGATTGGCAGGATGCCTACCGGAAGCGGGATCGCGCGAAATGGGACCTGGGGTGGACGGCTACCCCATCCGACCCGATTTTCTTCTGGGTCGAGTCAATCAGCGCCCTGGTCCGCTATGACGGTACCCGCTGGGACGGCACCGGGGGCATGCGAATCGAGTCCCAGCAGGCCGGAGACGTCGGCCTGCCCTACTCTCAGCCGTCCCCCAATGAGGTCATGATCGTCAAGTGCGGTCGCCTCGCAGGGTTCACGGGCAGCCTTCATTACGGGCACGGTTATATGGAGGAAGTGCATTTTCCGACACCATTCCCGAACGCGTGTTTGTCTATTGTATTCCAGCCGATTTGGAATAACGCGGTGAAGTGGCAATTCACGGCCACCACGCAGCCCGCCGTCGAAACTCTAACGAACAAGGGTTTCCGAATCATGTTCCCTGGCGAGAATGATAAATCGCACGCGCATGCGCTCATGTGGATTGCCGTCGGATTCTGACCCACTATCACCTCACCCTCCCCCACACCAGCCCGGTGACGGGGATTTTTTACACCCAATCACAGAAAGGAAGCGCGTGTCTCTGCAAACCATAGCGGCCACACAGGCCCGCTACTGGGCCGAGGCCGGCCCAGGCAAGGCGTACGGCGGCGCATATAGCGTCGGCTACTCCCAGCCGAACCGGCGCTCGGTCTACGCAAACAGCGACGAAGCCGGCTGGCTCACCGCCGACTCTGACGCCGACTGCTCGAGCCTGACCTGCGGCGCGATCAACTTCGGGCTCCACGCGGCCTATGGAGTCCCCTGGGGGCACGCCGCCCTGCTCGAGATCAACGACTTCTGGACCGGCAACATGCGTGCCGGCCTCGAGGCAAGAGGGTTCCCGGAGGTCCCGTGGAACGACGCCGACCTATACCCGGCCGGCGGGCTGCGGATCGGCGACATCCTGCTGTCCGCCGCGAACGAAGGCGGCCGTGGCCACGTCGTCATCGTCACCTCCGATGGGCACGTGTCCGAGGCGTGGATCAACTCGCAGAGCGGGGACGGCTGGGACGAACCGAATGAGCCCGTCGGCGACCAGACGGGTGGTGAGACCCGGACGATCGCCTACACGGAGCACCCGGACACGATCAACGGCCGCTGGACGTCCTGTCACCGCTTCGACGAGGCTCGTTTCCTCGCCCAGTGGCCCGAGTTCGCCAGCGGTGCCGCCCCGGCACCCGCGCCTGCGCCTGCCGCGCCGTCGACGTCGATCGAGCCCGCCCACGCGCACGGGATCGACGTCTCCAGCCACCAGGCCGGCATCAATCTCGCTGCGGTCCCGTCCGACTTCGTCATCGTCAAGGCCACCGAGGACGACTACTACATCAACCCGCACATGCGGGAGCACGCCGACGCCACGCTCAGTGCCGGGAAACGCCTCGGGCTCTACCACTTCGCCCGGCCGGGCAGCGCCGAGGAGCAGGCCCAGTTCTTCGTGGACGCCGTCAAGGACTATGTCGGGCGCGCCACCCTGTGGCTGGACTGGGAGGCTGACGCCGTCGCCCAGGGGGCCGGGTGGGCTGCAGCCTTCCTGGACCGGGTGTGGCACCTCACCGGAGGCAAGATCGCCGGCATCTACATGAACGGGAGCGCCGCGAGCGGCAGCGATTGGTCCTACGTGGCCCAGTGGTACCCGCTCTGGTATGCGGGCGGCCCGGATTACAGCGACTACGGGATGGCCTACTCAGACCCCGCGGTCCCGTCCGTGCCGTACTGGGGCGCCCCTCTGGTGCACCAGTACACGGAGGATGGCCGCCTGCCTGGGTACGGCGGCAGCCTCGACCTCAACCGGCTGCGTGACCGCGCAGCCTGGGACGCCATGGCGGGGACCACCCCCACCGCCACCACCACCACCATTGATACGACGACAGGAGATGACGAGATGATTTTCATCTACACCGAGCGCGGTGACGACAAGGTCAAGGAGTACACGATCCTACGGGGCGGCTTCCCGCCGCTCCGAGTGGCCGGGATCATCGAGACGTCCTACCGGCAGGTCTGCGGGAACCCCATTTTCCAGTGGCCGGACTTCTACGATCGGACGGTCGCTGACTGGCAGGCCGCGTATGACCGACTGGTCGCGGACACTGCTGCTGCCACCGCAGCTGCGATCAAGGGGGCGGCCGCGTGAGCACTCTCATCCGTGACCCCTTCGTCACTACCGTCGTCCTGGGGGTCCTGTGGCCCCTGGTCCAGGCCGCCCTGGACCGCCCCTACTGGACGCGGGGGCGTCGCGTCGCTCTCGTGATCGGGGCCGCCGTAGTCCTGACCGTGGGCGCTTGGGCGCTGTCCGCCTACCCGCTCCAGGCTGACGTCCTGGCCGCCCAGGTGGGCAAGTTCCTGGGCTTCGCGTGGGCCGGCTATCAGGTCCTCTCGCACGTCAAGATCGGCGGCGTGAGCGTCCTCTCCTGGGCCGGCATCGTCACCCCCGGCGGCGAGACCCGGGAGACCTACACGCCGCGCCACGAGGCCGACTGATGGGCCTGGGCCGCCGCATCTGGGGGACCCTCCATGAGCCCCGTATCGTCACCGCCCTGATGGTGGCGACCTATGGGGTCGTGGCGGCCGCCATGGCCCTCATCCTCACCAGCCCCCGCATCCAGCCCTGGGACGTCACCCTGGGATGCGCCGTCACCATCATCGGGTGCCTACTAGGCGCCCCGGCGGCGTGGCGGGGATGGTGGGGAGTCGAGGGGCCAGCGGCGGCCCTCGCCGCCCTCGGCCTCCTCGCCGTCGCCGTGGAGGACGCTCTCCGCGCACTCACCACCGACCGGTGGCCGGGCTGGCCGCTCCTCATCATCGTCGCTCTCCTCCTCATGATCGCCCAGCGGATGGCCCGCACCTGGGGCCGCACCTGGGAGCCCGGCCGCGAGCCGGACACCCCGCTCCGTCGGGCACAGATCGGCGTGACCGTCGCGAAGGCTCACGAGGCTGATGCCGCGGCACGCGCTATCGAGAGGGGAGATACGGGATGCGGACAGCCGACCTGATCGCCGTCGTCATCACGAGCGGCCTCGCATCCAGCCTCCTCGGCTATGTCGCCTCCGCCGCCCGAGCTATGTGGCATGCCCGGCAGGGGCGGGAGACGGAGGTGCAGGCCGCGCGCCGGGAGGCCGCCCAGTGGGAGTGCGTGGCGCGCAGGACGCGCGCGATCGCCCTCGACCGCGGCGCACCCCTGAGCGACCTGCCACGCGGTCCCGGGGAGGAGCCGATCGGGGATCTCGGTGACGACTGAGAGGCCCCTATAGGGCCTAGGCGCCCCTCTCACCTATCTGGGTGGGAGGGGCGCCTTTCGTCGTCTCTGAGGGCTGTTTGTGGCGTGATTCCGGGGGATTCTCGGCATCTCGGAAACATTGCTATCTAACTGCTATTTCGAGGGGGTTACGGGGGTTGACATCCCGCATGATTCTGCGCATACTGGTGCGTGTCAGGTAGTTCTCATGAAGAACTGAGTGCAGGGGTAGACTGGCCCGGCGGGCGGCACGGAACCGCGCCATCACGCCAAAACCATCACACCCAACATGAGTCCTCATGGGCTACCGTAGGCTACACACTGCTATCCAAACTGCTATCCACTGCTACCCGAGGAGGACCCCATGGCATACGGAGAAGGCAGCATCTACCAGCGCAAAGACGGGAAGTGGGTCGCCGCCCTCCCCGTCGGCTACACCCGCAGCGGCGGACTCAAGCGAGCCACCCGGATCCGCAAGACCGAGGCCGAAGCCAAACGCGCCCTGAGGCAGTTGCGCCGCGACCACGCCGCCGGCCAGACCCAAGGCGCAAGCCCCCGCACCACACTCAAGACGTGGTGCGACCAGTGGAAGACCGCTGCCGCCACGCGCCTGCGCCCCACGAGCCTCGACGTCGCCTCCCGGATGATCGACCTCTGGATCGTCCCCACGATCGGCTCCAAGCGCCTGACCGACCTCAACCCCGCCGACATGCGGGCCCTCGACAAGGCGCACGAGAAGGCGGGCTCCAGTCCGACGACGGCGCACCGGTGCCGCGCCATCCTCCTCAAGGTCCTCCGAGACGCCCGCACCGAGGGGTACCAGGTGCCGCAGGTGGTCTTCGATGTCCCCCTCCCCAGGAAGGCGCCCAACCGCCGCCGCCCCATCCCCGCCCCCGCCGCCCCCCCCCTCCCCACGACCCCCCCC